CTATAGTAACTGGGTTTGCTCCTGATTCATTTTGATTTTCAAAGTCATAACTAACATAATCACCATAAGTTGTATATAAACCAAATTCTGTTCTACCTCCAGAAAAACGTCCAGTATCAAAATCACTCATGGTAAAGATATAACTTCCTTCAGGAAACACTATTTCATAATTTTCATCATTTCCTCCAGGTTGAGTTCCTGTTTGTAAACTAAAAGATGATGTATTTTCACCATTAAATAATTCCCCATAAGGTATATTATATGTACCTAGGACATTTCCTACAGTTACACCATTTGGTCTTGGGTTTTTATAGAAAAAAGGAGATTCATTTTCAATATTAGTATTACTAAAACCATCTCCTGTGATTACTGAAGGGCATGGGTTTGATAAACCATCAAGTGCCGTACTAACACCAATATTTCCAGCAGAAGCACCAGTGATAAGAACAGTATTAGTATTTGTGTACTCTGCACCACATATAACAGTAACACCTCCTCCTGATATATTTACAGAATCAACATTCCCATTCTCATTGTAATAAAATGCAGTACAAGGGTATACTTGGTTACACTCTAGTCTATATGCAGTTCCATATATTTCTTCAACAGTTGATGGTGTTTGATTTTGATACATCCTTAATGTAGCAAAAGGTGTACCATCCGACTGTGAAATGGATACTGCAGATCCTGAACCTCTAGCTGGAGTATCAGGAGTTGGGAAGATTGGTCTTAATAATCGATAAGTAGTAAATAAGAAAGGTCTTACTTGCCTGTCTTCACTAAATACTTGAAAACTACCTGAAACTGCTTCTACAGAAGGCATAGTTTCTGTGGTGTTTAAAGGTCTCCAATAAGTATCTCTATTGGGGCGAGTTAATACGTCACCTGTTGTACCTAACATGGTAGCAAAATTTTGGTTAAAACCATTATAATATGAAGGAACAGTATCTATTACACCCCCAGATCCATCATTAATCATAGGATCATACAAACTATAAGGAATACCAGGTTGTCCAGATCCTGTTTCTGTTACATAATATACTTTATATGGTCTATGGATATATCGGTTGTACCTCCAAGCATTTTTATCATACCCAACAAATGTACTTCCTTGATACGGGTTACTATCATTTTCTCCTTGGTAAACCCATAATTCTTGGCCTCTTGATAGATCAATTGGAATCGTTAAATTAGATTGTCCAATAGGTGTATAAGGTGAAGGAGTAGTACCACTACTATTTTTAATTTGAGATACTAAACTACTAGTATATAGAGGTTGTAAATATTTAAGTTCATTTTGAAATTCAGAACCAGACATATAAATGGTATTATTACTAGCATTGTAGAAATAATTGGTTCCTTGTACAGCATGTGGTTCTACAGAGCTAGCACTTGTCCAAGCTATGTTAAAATAATTATTAGTTGATGTTGGTCCTACAGATGAATCAGGTATATTAGCATAATCTAAAAATGATTCAGAGGGTATTTGTAACCAACTTTTTCCAGATCCTTGTGGATTTGATGCATTCATAAACCATGGAACATTACTTGCCGGGTCTATTCCAGATTGTACTGTTGTATCGGTATTATCTATTTCATGAGACCCAGTATTAAAATTATTTAATACATCGTCTAGTACTCCATCATAAGAATTATAAGTCCCATTAGTATAAAAGTTTGAACTTGCCCACCCTCTAAAAAAGGATTCTGTATGATATGTTAAAGGAAAATATCCTTGTGGGACAGATTCAGATATACCAGTATCTAATAAAGGGGATGGATCTAAGGATACATTTTGTGTTGCATACCATTGGAAATTTCCACTTGATGAAAAATTGAAGTTATAAAAGGCACCATCATCTGAACTTATAGCTGTTGAAGATAATTCAGGTACGACAAATCCTAAAGCTGCCCCTACACTCTCTGCTTCCGTTGAAAGATTTGCAGGTTGTATAGCTATAGATTCTAAATAAAAAGTTTGGGGTCCACTTAATATATTACCTTGATAATCAACTGCAGAACTAAATGAAAAAGTAACAAACTCTACATTTTGTATAAAACCAGTTATATTTAAACCATTATAAGTTATAAGTGACAATTTTAAGTAAGTAATTTTTTCACCGTCATGCCAAAACCATACCTCTGTAGCAGGTGGTTGGTATTGGGGGCTAAGAAATTGTTGTTCAGTCAATATTTGTGTATTACTATACCCATCAGCACTAAAAAATACAGGGACATAACTGTAAGAGGTATTACTAATTTTAAAATAAGCACTACATATATCTTTTATCCCTACATCTATGGATCCACTAAACTCTCCATTATAAAATTCTCTTTGATCTGTTCTATCAATAGGAGCAGATCCACTAAATGTTGACCATGATTCATCCCAACTTTGTGTTAAAAAATATTCATTATTAGGTCCTAAATTTTCGCTACCTGAAGGGTATGTTTTTAAACCATTAAATGGCTCAAATCCTCCACCTGTACCACCACCAAATTTATAAATTGCAGATCCTGAATCTGAATATTGTGGGTAATCTGGTTCTCCTAAACTATAATCTTTAGGTAAATTTCTAACTGAACCTGAATATTGTTCAAATGAAGATGTTACTTGTGCTGGTCTTTGTCTATTTCTTTCTAATAAATGTTGTTTTATTACAACACCAGAAGATAAACTTGTTCTTGCAGGTGTAAAATCTTCGATCATTTTAAATAATGAATTATCAAAGAATTTAATTAACCTAACAAAATCAGTTAAATTATAATTAGTTATATATTTTTCAAAATAAGCATCTCTTAATATATCTAAATCAGGATAACTTTTATCAGATGATGATATTAATCTTGGGTCTCCAATATAATCTCCTATATTAAAATACCCCATTTGACCAATAATATCATCATTAATTTGATCCTGTGGGGAAAATGCTACTTCTAGATAATTTACACTAGGGGTAAAACTTTCACTTACATATGAAGTTTGTTGTATTGATTTATAACCTGATAATGTATCCCCTTCAGGTAAAATTAATGCTTCTGTTTGGATTTTATCTGTTACTCTATTCCTCATCCCTGATGGGGTTTGATCTAGATGTATATCTTCTACATTGTTTAGCCATGTAGGGATAGATGTAAATGAAGCAGTGCTATGTGTATCAAAAGATGATGTAGTAACCCAAGAACCTGTTACTTTAGGGTGAATAGAACCACTATAAGAACCAGTATTTAATAATGTCCCTAAAGGTAATCTAAAGGCCAATGTATCTGGGGCAGTGTTAGTTCCATTACCTTCAAAAGAGTATGGGTTCATTGCGTAATCATAAAATACACTTTCACTTAACTGTTCTGTATAGTATCTTACTTCTTGTAAAGATCCAGAAAAAGGAAAATAATCTTCTCCATCTAATGATATGTTATTTTGAGGTAACCAATATATTTCATTTGAATTTTCCCACTTAGTAGTATCTGCACTAATAGCATCACTACCTGTAAATCCAATATTTTCTCCAATTTTGTTAGCAGCTCTTAAAATAAATCCACCATTATTACCTATACTAAGATCTCTATCTATTTGAACTGACCACCAGTTACCATCCCAAAATGGTAAATATAAGGAAGCAACGTTATTAGGGTTAGTGTCAACATTAGGCCAAAATTTTAAAGTACCATATTCCTTATATTTGCTAGGTACAGAACCAGAATAATTACCTTCTACTAATAAGGAATCATTATATTCAATTGCCATTGCAGCTCTACTAATAAAATCAGTTTCAAAAAAGGATTGTGTAGTAGGAGAGGTAGAGGCAGAGGGTATACCATTTGTTTTAAATCTAAACTGTAGGGATGATGGAGAGTTTAGTTCTGCACCCCACTCACTATTTAATGAAAATGAAGATGTAAAAGCTGAACTTGTTGTATTTAACCCAACATTATATATATCTTGTTTTAAATCCCAATCTTGAGAATTGTTTCTGTCTTTACCTCCAAATTCATTTATTCTTAAAATAGTATCTGGGATACCATAAGAGGTAATTAATGCTCTTAAACCTGCTATCGTACCTTTTGTTTTAAGTAAGTAAGGTATATTATGGTAGATTCGTTTATATAATCGTTTATTAACATCGTCCAATGGGACTATATCGTTTGATGCCGATATCGTTGAATCGACGTACTCATACCCAGAAGGTGTGTCAACTACACCACCAATTGACCCCGTCATATATGGAAAAGGGAATGAACTACCTGATGGTGTTAATCCTAAAAATGTTGTATATAAATCGTTAGTATTAAAGTTATTAGAATATAATTTTATACCAAAGTCCCTAATTGCAGCTGCAACCATATCTTTAGAAATACCATAATCTAAACGGTTATCCGCGTCAAATTTAGTGGTAATATTCTTGGTATATAACCATAGGTTATCATAATGTTGACCAACCATATCAACAAATAACTCATATTTAGCATTTTGTGTATCACTTCTTAAATATTCTGGTATTGCGTAATATAATGAATTTTGGTTATCTTCATCATAGTTAGAAGCTGATAGAGCTTGACCACCATAATATTCACTTTCGACATCTGTTGAACCTAACCATGTTAAAACCTCTGTACTACCTGTTGGGTAAAGAGCAAATGGTGGTTCTGTGTTTGATTTTGGGTATGAAAATTGAGATCCACTATTAAAATACATAAAGTATTCATAACCATCAAAGTTTTGAATAGTATTTTGTATGGTTTGACTAAACTCAGCTTGACTTGAGCTATATATAGTTGATCCTGTAGTTGCAGATGTTATTTGTCCTAGTTGAGCACTAGCGGATTGTATTAATTCTACTTTATAGTAGAAATTTTGCAATCTAGTATACGCAGAAGAAAAATATACAAAATCGTTATAATCTTCATAATTAACATTGATATCAATTTCTTTACGGTTAAGTAAACTATTTACTTGATTAAATGATGATGTTAAATTAGAATCTACTAGGGTATTATATGAGAAATCCATTCCTGGAGTTCCTGATTGCCCTTTGATGTTTAAACTGTAATTTGGTCCTGATATATAAGTAAAATCATCCTGGGTAAAGGCTAAAGGTGGAAAAGTTACATTATAGGATTGAGGGGTAGAAATCTGTTCTACAACAGAACACTGGGATTTTTGATCAAATATTGCAGGTAAAGCTTCATATAGTTTAATAAGGATGGTAGGGTTACCTTCATCCTTTAGGTCTAATTCTATATTATTAGCTATAACTAGTTGATTGTTACCAAAATTAAGTAAAAAATCTACAAAGTATTCCGCTGTATCTCTATAGGCTATAAATTCTAAACTAGAACTTATTAGTAAAGCATTATCAATTTGAGTACTATCTAATCTAATTTCAGTTCTATCAGAACTTATCTCACTAATATAATATTGTGTATTTAAAGTAGAAGCTAATTTTGGTCTATAAAAATCATAAGATATATAATATGAACCTACATCAAAACCTAATCTTTCTAAATCATTTGAAGGTGTTAATACTACATCCCCTTCAGTAACTTTATAATTAGTAAAAGGAACTTGGAATGATATTTGATTTTGATTTTCATCATATACATAAGCTTCAATATAATCCGTAGAACCAGAAAATACTGTATCTAAATCATTAGAAACAATTAATGATTCATCTGATATTGAGTAATCTTGAAACTCAAAGGTTTCTGGATTTACTTGGTTTATTATTATTTTATCCTCCATTTGTTATTTTTAATAAACATTGTTATTAGATGCGCCACCTGCTGATTGTCCACCCGAGCTTATACTTGTAGATATGTTTGAAGTATCTGTGTCTTCACCTAATCCTAAAGAACCAGTATTTACAGTTATTCCAGATTCTAATTCTACTACTTTAATTTGTTCTGCTAATAATTCTTCTCTTAATCCTGCTATTTCTTGTTGTAATGCTAAAATTTCTTCTGCTATTTGGTCAAAATTAATATACTCACCACTACTTTTTACTAAAAATTCATGTGAATTAGTTTCACCAGTGGGGGGTATATCATAAAAAAGAGAATTGTATAATCCAAAGAATTCTTCAAGACTTACTTGATCTTCAGCACTTGCACTAATAGAAGTTAATCCTAATTGGGAGAAACTAGTATCAATTACTTGTTCATATTGGGGTTTATTAAAAACCTCTTTTCTTAAATCAACGTTTCTTGTTTGAGACATAATTATCCATTAATAACTTTAAAATAATACTGGTCATCTTTTATTATAGTATTCCCTTCTACTGTTGTTTTGATTAAAATTTCATAATATCTTTCTGGTTCTAAACCATTCATGTATATTGTAAAATAACTACCAGTTGCATCACAACTAATTTGTGTAAATTCATTATCAAAATCTAGTATAAACTCATTAGTATCTAAATCTTTTATAGCATAATATGAAGATGTTGGTAAAGCAAAATTTGTTGTATAAATAGAGGCTGTTTGAAATGTTCTAATTGGAAATTCTGGTCTACAATTTATTCTAAATTGGTTTATACTTTCACTATAAAATATACCTTGGTTATTATCTATAGCAAGATATAAATCCGGAGTATTAATTATATCTAAACTCCCTGTTTGATATATAAAATCTACCCATTTTATTTCTAATTGAGGGGGATATATTGTATTAGTATCAACAGAATAAAATTGCATTTTTGGCTGAACAGAGAGATTTGTGTCAAATTCAATTTCATCACTCCATTTTAATATTAAACCATTATTTTCAATTTCAGTATAAGTACCAGGTATAGATTTAGAACTTGAATACCAAGTTTTAACTATATCTGTTATATCCATGTTTATGTCTTTCTCAGTTCTTAAATTAAAAGATTGAGAAGATTCCAAATTTAGTCTAGCATCAGCAGATGCTGTATACCAATTTCCTCCACCTGGGGATGCTGTTGTATAAGACCCTGTTGTTTTTTCTGTAAAGTTATCTAATAACCAATTATTAGAACCACTATTAGATCTATATTCCCAACTAACACCATTTACTGTTGAGGGGTTATCTAAATATTCTCCACTACCATTATTCCATGAACCTGAAACTGGGTAAGCATATATTTCTGATTGCATTACTACCCCACTAGCATCTGATATAAAAGTTTTTAGACTTGCTGATATAGATGTAGAACCTGTATTTAAAGTATCTATAACACTATTAATTTGAGATTGATCAAATTGTATTAAAGGTCTAGCTACTATAGGACTTGCTACTGTAGAAGGATAAGTATTTGATACTTCTAATATAGCATCTATACCAGTATTCATAATTGGGTACCCAGAATATAGGGTTGAATCTTGAAGGGGAAAAATTTTATATACTGCCATTTGTTTATTTTTTAATAATTTCTACCTCCACCATTTGTTGTACTTCCTCCACCTTGTCCTATTGTAACTACTCTACCTTTTATATCGGTATTTGGATATTTTACTTCAAATATCATAGGATCAATAGAAGGGAATATAGTACCATTCTGTAATGCACCAGATACATCATAAGCATATTGTGAATATCCAGAAGTTGTTCCAGCTTTATTACTAATTGATATATTATTTACAGTTTGTACTCCTGCTACATTATCTAATAGGGTACTAATATCTCTTAATATTATAGGTTGATTAATTTGCCATAAGTCTATATTAAAAAAGTTTTGTAAAACAGAACTACACCTAGTTAAAACATCACTATTATTATATTCAGGTAAAGTAATAATTTCAAAATTAACTCCAATATTAACAACAAAAGCATTTTTTATATTAACTGTATCACCTATCATTCGATATTGGTTTATATAGTTACGTAAGTTACTTTTTAATGTTTGGGAAGGGTATGTTAATTTTCCATTTAGATCCGTAGATAATACATATAAATCTAATGTAGTATTAGGATCATTAGCTTTTGGTTTTTGAGTTATTGCCTTAGAAATAATTCCATATTTAGGAGGCATACTTAAAGCTCTTACTAAATAATCATCCGCTGTAACATTTCGTAATTGAGAGGATAAATTAGATATTGTATTTTGTCTTATTTCCTCAGATGAATCCCCGTTATTTCCCCCACTAGCAGCCGCTTCATTATTTACTTGTAATGAATCAAATACCGTTTGAGCAACGGTTGAATTTAGGTTTTGTTTTTGGAAATTAGTTAATGTAGTATTTAAAGTTGTAATAGTATTAGATGCCACATTAGATGATACTCCTCCTCCTTTTAAATATCTTACAGTTAATGATGTATTACTTGGAGCAATACCATAGGTATTTGTAAATATAAAATTTGTAGGACTATAAGCAGTAGTTAATTTATCCCTTTCAAAAGGTAAGCCTAAACCTACATTCATAGGGTTTGGTACTACATCTTCATCAGTATCAAATGGGTTACCAGATCCAAATTGTAATTGGAGTTGATTGGTACTTAGGAATCTTGAATTAAATCTTCTTTGTACTTGTTTTGTTTGAAGTAAATATGGAGCATTATCACTATCTTGATAATTATTAGGGTCATTTACATTAGTGTTTTTAATACCATCAAAAACTAGTTCTTGTCCTAAATAATCTACTTCATACCATTCATTACCATCACTATCAAAACAATCTATTATACCACCAATATTTTCATCTTGAATTATTACTGTTGGGAATTCTTGTGGTGATCCAAAACTAAAAGAAGTAGATGCTATTGTACCAGACAATGCTTTTCTTTTTTTCTTTAATAAATAATATGTTGGGTTATTGTTAGATATTTGGGCAATACTAACTTCTGTTGGGTCTAATGAATTTGACACAGTAAAATCTATAGGATCTTCTATAGTAAAAGAAACTCCATTTTGGGTTTGTGCCGTTGTGTTTGCACCCACATTTAAAGCATAGTTAAAATCAGGAACATATAAATTATCTGCTCCGCTTGAAGAAACTATTGAAGGTACTAGTTGATAAAAAGATAAATCTACTGAAGATAAGCCTGTTACTTTAGGTTTATATCCGTACATATAAGATAAATCATACAAATTGCTAGTTTGTCTAGCATATTGTAAAAAATTTTCTTGTATTTGGTTATCTAAATAAAAGGATAATACATCACCTACATAAGCGGCTTGCTCCATAAACATCATACCAGGAGAAGTTTCTGAGAAATCAGTATATGTTTGGGGAAAATAAGTTTGAGAATAATTAATTAATTGTGATCTATAATCACTAAAATCTTTATTTAAATATTCTATGTTTCTTCTTACGATTGCCATTAGTTAAAGCTTAGGGATAGTGCATCCTTTATACTGGTATCTTTTACACTATATGTTATATTAATTTGAATTTGATTAGATCTTTCTGTAGGTAAAACAGTTATTTCTTGTATAATTACATTAGGAAAAAAGGTTAATATTTTTTCTTGAATGTCATCTTTTATATAGGATAAATCTGTATTATCTATTTGGGTAAAAATAAATGCCCTTAAACCAGCACCAAATGTTGGATTTCCTGGTCTTTCCCCTGGGTTTGTTAAGAAATAATTAATTAAATTATTTTTTATTGCCTGTTTCGTTTGATAATTAGGAGTAAATACCCCACCTTCATTCATAGGAAGGTTAAAACCAATAGCGACACTAGGTCGTTGATCATTGGGAAATATTCTTGTTGCTCCAAATGCCATTTATTATCTTTTATTCATTAATCCCATTATTTGGTCCATATTTACCTCACCTGCAGGTAAAGAACCATTTGATGACATTGTATCCGTACTTGTTACTTGTAAAGGTTGGCTTACCATACTAGAATTAGCATTTATAGTACCATCATTTCCAGGTAACATACCATTTAAAACATTCATCATGTTTTCTTTTAATTTTACCCTATCATTTTCTGGTAGGGGTGTTTGCATTGTAGGATTCATTGGACTAGGTGCTGCTACATCTGTTGTAGGGGTACCCATTCTATTTTCATAAACGGTTTGTTTAGGAGAACGTACAGCTTCTAGAAGGATGTCTTTCATCTCCTCTTGTATAGCTTCTTTTACGGCCTCTTTTACAATAGTTTTTAATTGACTTAATTTCATGTTGTATTGATTTATTATAAATATTAAACTAGTTTGCTTTTAAATTATTTGATCGAATGTAGAATGCGAGCTCATCAATTAATATTTGTTCACTTGCACTAAATGAAGGTTCTCCTTTTAAAACTACAACTCCTTGTGGATCTGTTGCTGTTGCATATATTCTTTTTAATGAACCTACTTGGTTTTTATTGTCAATAGCAATTCCTAAAGTAAAACCATTTACTGATGTATCTATTTGAGTATCTTCTTCCTCTTCTTCTTCTATTTCAAAGTCTAAACCCTCTAAATCTTCAATATTTTCACTACATCTTAATAATTGTTGGTCTAATAATTTTAATAATTTTAAAGCTTGGAGTAGTAGAGCAGATAATACTAATAAGGCTGAACTTATACCTAATGAAAGGGTAAAAGTTTTTTCTGCTATAACTAATAATTTATCAATTATCCTTTGAAAATTTAAAATAAAACTAGTGGGGAAACCTATTCCAGGTGGAACTGCGGTTGGTAAAGGTATAGCTCTAATTATCCCCGCTGCTATTTTTATAACAATAGCTAAACCACCTAATATACCTACTATTACTAAAGCAGTATTTACTAATTTATATAGTTGATTTAATTGTCTTACAATTTTATTTCTTCTATTTTTTGTTCGTATTACTTCTTCAGGAGAAGGACAAGGACCTTGTGCCGATGCTTGGGAGATTTTTCCTGCTAATATATCGCTTATTTTTCCTATCAAAAAAGGAGCTAATAAAGTTAAAAGAAAAGGAATTAATCTTTCTTTTAATATTTTTATAAATTTTTTAAGTAATAATTTTAATGAACCTTTTTTAGGTTTTAATGCCTGAATTAAGGCAATTGTTTTTCTTTTTAATCTTCCAATTTCAGCTTTTGCTTCTGCTGTTAAACCTTGAGTAGATTTTAATTGGGTGGTTCTTAAATCAGATTTAACTGTTTGATCTAAGGCATAAGGGGTTAGTTTTTTTGGGATATATCCTTTAGCTGTTACTAAAATGGGGGGTCTTAAAGTTGCTTTTTCAGTATCTCGATCAACGGGATATATAGCTTTAATTTGAAATTTTCCTTGTTTGTTAGTTTTAGTAGTAAACTGAGTACCAGGAAGTGGTAATATTACACTTGCATTAGGTATAGGTATATTTTGATAAAAATCTATTACAGTACCCTTAATTATAAATTCCTTTTTAATAGTATTAGGTACTTCAAAATATTGAGTATCTTCAATAGTAAGATCTCCGGGGGAGAGTTTTAAATCTATTACTAATTGATTTAGAGCGTCATCTATAAGTTGATCATTAGGTACACTAAATTTTGCTTCAGATATTCTATTAGGTGGAGCATCATCTATTAATATAACAGTTTCTGTTTTTAATGAACCATCATTTAGGGATAATATATTAATATATGCAGTATCATTAACTCCATTTTTTATTAAAGAAGTAGATGCTAAATAAGATTGTGAACCAACACCACCTACATTATTTGGGTTTTTATCAGATATAATCATTATTTTAACCTTATAGTATTAGACAATAGTGGTGATGTAATTTTGTTATCATTAGGTAATAAATCCAAAATATTTTTACAGGTTTCATCTAATGCTTGACCCGCAGCATCTATACCTGATGACTCAATATTAGTAGATTCACTATCATATCCTTCTAACCCAGAGCAAGCAAATGCTAAGACTTGGATTTGTTCAACTAGTATTTTAAATTGATTTATAAATGCCCCTCCTAATAAAGCAGGATCATTTGCTGTTGGACCACCTAATTTAATACTATCTGCTGATATATTTATATTCTCAGATGTAATTCCTATCTGTTTATTTGAAGATAATGATATAGAATCTTGAGCACTTGCTATTATACTATCAGTTGAAGCATTAAATATTAAACGTCCAGAATTTAAAATTATTTGTGGGTTAAAATATTCCCTAGGTAAAAGAGGTTCAGGTGATAAGGCCGAAAAATTTTCATTTGCTGCTCTAAGTGGAACTTGTTGGTAAGAAGTCATATAAATAGATGATAGATCTGTACTTATATTTTCTATTAAAGGTAACCAACCAGCATTAGATGAATCTTTAGGCTGACCATTTCTTATAATAGTAATAGGGTCACCATTTTGCCCAACAAATGACCAATTATTTTGATAGTCTGGGGAGTTTGATGAACCAGATATTGAAGTTGGAGGGACTGTACTTCCAAATCTAATAGAATTACCCCATCTTCCTTCATATATGTTATCTCCAGCAAAGGGTAATAAAGGATGTATATTTGTTTTTTCTATAAAAGATCCTTTACCCGTTAATGGACTATTTAAATTTATATCTGTAGAAAAGTCTGTTACTCTTCTTACTATACCATTTTCTATTTGTTTGTAATCAATATCTTGACTTGCATCATCCCCGGGATTAATTAAATTGGGGTAAGCATTATGGTGAGGATGATTCCATACACCAATAGAATTTAAATAGTAATATTGTAGTATATTAGTTGAATTGTTAACTTTACTAATATTTTTACCTGGGAGGTTAAATAATACTACTATTTCGTTTATTAATGGGTAATTTTTTAAATAAGGTAATAAGGGGGTTGCAGTTGGATTTGAAGTTGTATTGGATTTTGAAACTAAATTATTCATAGGTTCAAAAAATATAGTACCTAAACCATTCCAACCTCCATATTCATTAAATAAGGGATGGGTATTACTAATAATTATATCTGTTACTCTTGCAGTTATAAATTGTGCATTTAAGGTATCTAATTGCCCAAAAATATCTTCTTGGTTTTGTATTTTAGAATTAAAATTCTGATTTAAACCACCAAACCCTGCTTTATTCATTTCCCGCTTTTTTATCTTCGAAATTAGTATTTAATTTATCTAATTCTTCCATTAACTGTTGTTTTTCATCTTCCGTTATACCCATGGTGTCTTCGCTAGAACTATTATTAAGCGCACGCTGTACTATAGTAGCCATTTTAATTAATTGTTCATCGTTACGTACGCCAATATCCATATATTCTTTTATAAGTGGTACAATTAAAGTTGCATCACCTATATCAGATATTAAGGGTTTTAATTCAGAAATTAAACCCGATATCTGTTTAGATTTTTTATTTTGGTTATTGTATATCTCTTCAAGTATATCTGAGAATGATTTGTTCTTAAATATTAAGCTGTCTAATCCCATAATGTTATTTTATTATAAATATGGATATAGAAGAGGATTAGAATCTAGCGTAACCATTTTCTAAATAGAATATATATTGTGATTTAAATATTTCATGAAGTTTATCAGCTATTTTAGTAATTTTAGGTGTTTTTACATCTACCATCTCTCTTATGTAAATGTAAAGTGCCTTTTTATTAAATACCTCTATAGTTTCTCTTTTTCTAAACAATTCAAGTATAGCATCTGCTATCTGTGCATCATTTTTCTTTGGAAAAAGTTCTAATATATTTTCACTGGTATAATCAACAAATAAATCAACGTATTTATCTAAATCACTTTTAACTTTTTCATCTCCCTGAGAATAAGTATAAGTTGAATTTTCTCCTGTTAATACATCTACATCAACTTTTTTAATCTTTTTAGTGTAATTTTTAGTGTTGTACAAAATTAACCACCTTTTAACTATAGTGCCAAAATAAGAATATGCTTTTGCCCCTCTAGTAGGATCAAACAGATGCATTTTAGTTAAAAGAAAAGTAATAATCTCATGTTGGAGGTGCTCTAAATTTTCTACCTCCGTATGGTAGAATTTAAAAGTGTGAATTATATTTTGGGTAAGTTTAAAGAAGGGATAATGTATATGGGTTTCATATATTTTACTTCTTATTTCAGAATCACCTTCTTTATTATATTTTACAATATAGTCTTCTGTTTCTTGAGTAAAATAGTTTTTACTCTTAGGTCTTCTTTTTTTTGGTATAGCCATTTAGTTGATTCGGAATCTTTCTATTCCTTCTTGTAAGTTCTTAATTTGTGTAAAAAACCAACCAATTTCATCATCACTTTCAAATGTACCTTTGGCATCGATCTCTTTTAAACGATCACCTGTAAATTTAATTTGCTTATTGAATTCTGTTAAATACTCATTATACTGGGTTACAATGTCTTCTGCTCTCTCATTCTTACGGAGGAGGTTAAAAGTCGTATATCCTAAGATAACGACTAATAAACTTAATATTATTATTATTGCTTCTATCATTATAAATTGTCTAGCATACTCTTTAACCCTGGACTTGATATTGAGCTAAGTGCCTTGGTTTGGGTATTAGGTTTTTTATTTGACGCCAATGTATAATTTTTCTTTGGCGCTGCCACGTTATTCTTAGAAAACTTTGGTAACCATTCAATCTCGAATTCAATACGTGCCGCCATCATATCAGCTTGGTGCAAAATAAATGGAAGTGATGTGCGGGGTTTTTGTTCTGGCATGAATGCTTTTAAATATTTCTCATTTGCTGAGTCATATAAACCATCATGTGTCTGGATTGCAACCATCTCGTTAAAAGTATATTTAATATCATATTGCTGAAGTAAAAATAACCCACGATCTGGGACGGCTGCGAATGGTAATGCTTTATTAAACATATAATCTTCACCTAATTTATCACGTCTCCAATTATCTGTCTGGGGTACATATGCTTCTTCAGTATCAGAACCCATTTTACCTAGGTCATGATTAATCGCCGAAAATACCAATTCTTCCTGGGTAAATGTCGTCATATCACAACCAAACCCTTCCCATACAGCGGACATGGATAAAGCTGCTTTTACAACTCTATTAACGTGATCTACATACCCACCTGGGAATGCTGAATGGTATTCTTTTTTATGAGCTGCTGGCATTAATATAATACGGTCCTCATATTTACTATAAAAATCAAGTAAACGTTGTTTACGA